GTAAACAGATGGTATTTATTTACTTTTTTGGTGTTGCTATCTTTTGCTTGTTTTTTAACAACTCTCTCAAAGCACAAAGAATTTAGAATATTTCTGGTGTAAGCGTGATCCTTTTTACAGGCTTTTGAAATCTCTGCCACAGAATAACCTTCACCAGTTTCACTGGTAGCTAGAAATTGCAATATACAATCTCTAATCGTGTTTTTTTTGGTCATTCTTAAACCTCCATTCCCTCATAATTTCCACCTTAATCCGCTCGACATACTCATCACCTCGAATCTTTTTAAGCCTAATAAGTGCCAACTGTCTGTTGCTCTTTGTTCGATAGCCCACAAGCACTCTGTGAGCCTCAAGTGCAAGCCTATAATCCTTTTGCAACGTGCCAAAGGTTCTGCCGTCAAACAGCTGAACAACCTCAGTACCAGGCAAATGAATCTCACCACATTGCCAGCATTTAAGTCGCTCATCATCATCTGAAACTTTTAATCTCTTTTTTATAAATTTTATAGACATCAAATACACTTGTTGATATTTGTACATTAGATTTTTTAAGTTTACTCACAGTAAAACCAAAGTTAAATCTAAAGTTTTTTCTACGTTCTAAGTTGTAATCTAGTTTGCTTTTGGGTGCTTTATTTGAAAACATATGCTTGATAAGAAAAGTCTTATAACGAGTTGGATCAATGTTTGAGCAAGCCAAATAAGTGTCTAAATTACCCATTAATATATCTTCCAAAGCACATACAGTATCTACTCTTGGTTTGTACCCACTTTTAGTTTTAATCGGCTTGAGACAAGCATCAGTTATAGCCTGGTTGATAACGGCTGCAATCAGTCTCATTTCACTTGATTCCATCATAGTCAAAGAACATACACTCGCTTGCCAGTTCTTTGTTACTCATTTCGTAATGTGCTTTTGCAACGTTATAAGCATCATCATATCCCTTTTGATAGCCCTCATTGAATATCTTAAATTGTAATTGCTTGTGATGATCGAGTAGCAAAAAGAATGAGAGAAGGGCAGCAACAAGGCCAGCTGTAAACTTAATCATCAAATGTTTCTCGCACCAAGTAGCAGAAGTCTTTTAGGTTTATACAAACCTTCCAATCCTGATTGGATCGTCTAAACATTACGGCTGGGGTTTGGTTGGATTTACAAGCATCAGTAGCTTGTTTGAACCATTTGTCGATACTGATTTTTTCCTGGCGTTTTATTTCTAATTGCCATTTACCAATTGTGATGTCAGAACCGCCCTCACGAGTCTGGTCAATGTTACGTTTGACTATAAAGCCTAGTTCATCTGAGAGTAGGGCAGCAGCCTCTCGCTCACCCCTAGCACCTTTGTTACGTTTTCCTGATCCGTCCATCACCAAGCATCCTTGAGAGTCGCTCCTCAGTCGTTTCCATTTGGTGAGGTTGTGAGAGAACTTCAGGTAATTTATTTTGCACCAGATAATTTATTATTTTTGCACGACTAACCTTTAATCTGACAGCAGCCAGATCAAGTTTTTCCATATTGTTTTTTTCAAGTCGCACTAAAAAAGGTTTAAGCAAAATAACTCCTGAAACGATATCTTTATGAAAGTGTACAGACAAACAAATATCAAGTCAAAAAAAGATTTGCACTTTGTACAGATATCTATTATGCTTTAATTAAATCATTTTTAAATGGAAAGAAAAATGGAAAAAATAGATATTAAATGCAACAAAACTGGTTACATCATTGTTGGAAGTGATGAAATTGGTTACTCATTTTATAAAACAAAGGCAGATATTGCGAAAACAAATCAATTTTTAGCAATTGATGGAAAACCTTTTGGTGATCTGCCAAATGGGCAAATGTCAGAGGCAAGGATTAAAAAGTTTTATGGCAAACCATCTACCCCACAAATTTTTGATTTGAATGAGGCAATAGAGCAAGCTAAAGATTTTTCAAAACAAAATTAATCATTTTAAATGGAGAAAGAAATGACACTCAAAACTAAACAAACAAAAGAAGATTTACAAGTACCTGTACCTTGGGAAGATTTTTTAGCGTTGGCTACTAAGGTCAGACAACAGGAAGAGTTAATTAAAATTGCTTTTCAAAACTGCGAGATTCTAAAAGAAGAAATAAAAGAATTGAAAAAATTGAATAAATAAAAGTTTGATCATTTTAAATGGAAAACAAAATGTCTTCTAAAATAACTAAACCAGCTTGCATTGCTGGCTACATGAGAGTATCTACCAACAAACAAGGGCTTAAAGGTCTTGGGATGGATGCTCAAAAAGAAATAATCGACAACTATGTTGCCAAAGAACATCCCAAATGTGTCGACAACATCAAGTTATTTATTGAGCAAGAAAGTGGTTCTAAGGGAACAAAGAAAAGACCTCAACTAAAAGCTGCTTTTGATTATTGTGCAGAGAATAACTGCAAACTAGTAGTTGCTAAAATGGATAGATTATCAAGNTCAGTNAGTTTTATNTCNGGCATATTAGATNNTGGNATNGAGTTCTCTATCGCTGAAGTGCCAGGCTTGGATTCAAAATCACCTATGGGTAAGGCAATGCTCCAGATGATGGCTACCATGGCCGAATTAGAGCGATCTCAGGTACAAGACAGAACAAAGCAATCACTTACACAGATCAATAGAAGGATTCATAGAAAAGGCCATTATATAACCAAAGGTGTTCCAGAGAAGGGAATTGCTGGCAGAAAGATTACTCGATTAGGTGCTGATAATGTGAAGCCTGGAGCAAGAGCAGCAGCAAAAGTCAGAACTGATTCTGCAAAACTATATTTAGATCAAAATTCTCAAAACATTGATGATGTAATTAAAGTTTTGGGAACTGAAGGTAAAACATCATTAAGAGATATTGCAAAGGCATTAACAGATCGAAAGCAGTTAACACCTCGTGAATGGCAAAAAGAAGAATCCACAAAAGACACTAACAATCCCTACAAAGCTAAAGCAAAAAAGTGGCAAGCAAGTATGGTTGCTAATATCAAAAAATCTATGGAGCAAAAATAAATGGATATTTTTGATCGTAAAAAATTTAGAAACATTTTAAGCCAAAAAGACTCTGTGTACAGAAATTCTCGTGAAGCTGGTTATGAGATTAAACGCCAGGGAATGAATATTCACTCTCGAATTGATTTTGTTGTTACAAGTCATCTCGAAGTTGCTTGGGTTGCAAAGTATTTAGAAAATGCAAGTAGAGACCTTTTTGCAATTGACAAAGAATTTAAACGTTTAAGAAAACCTAACAAGTTTGAAAAAGTAAAAGCAATTGTTAAATCCAAATTTGTTCTTGAACATTTGCGTGAAAATTTAAAGTCGAGGGTAAATTATAAGCGATCAAAAAATCTCAGTACAATTTTTAGAAGTGATAATCAGCAAATAAATATCAATTAATTTTTTTTATTTTAGAGTCAAGAAAAAGATATTAACAATATATATATTTCTATTTACAACATTCAGTAATTTTTGTCTTTAAGCATTTGAAGTTTTCAAGCAGCTTTTTAACCAACTAAACAGGGAGTTTGATATGATGATATTACCAAAAACGCATTTACAACGTCGGATAATATGTATTAATGAAACGACGCTGTACAATACTAAATCTAGTAGATGTACAAACGATTCTTTAAGAAGAATTGGTTACTTTGAACTAAATAACATCAGAAATCAGAATCTGTTTTCAAAGTTTTTTTTAGGTACTTTGTACAGTCTGTCAATCGTCTTGATTTACTGCATTCTAATCATGCTGGCTGGGGGTGCGTAATGGCTAGACACACCACCGATTTGGATTACACAGGCAGTAAAGCTGCTGTTTTTGTTTTAGCTGAATTAGCTGCCAGGGGCTTATCTAAACCTCACAAGTTTACAACTCCAAGTGAAAGTTTAGATCGTGCATTTTATTTTATTGACAACAAAGTTGAAATGCCTCAAAGCCATAACAAACGATCTGAAGAAATGATGTACTTCGGCAATCAACTTGAGAATTTTATTCTCAAAGAATCTTGCCTAAAAATTGGAATAGAAAACCTTGATTTGTCGCATGAAAAAGCATTTACTCATGCTGATATTCCAATGAAAGTTAGCCTGGATGGAAGTGCAGAAGGCAAAGGTTTAGTTGTTCAACATGATGAAGATGCTGGCATTTTTGTCATGGACGATAATGAAATCAAACTGGATGGCTTGGGTGTCCTTGAGGCAAAAAATACAGAGAAATTTCCCTTTGAAACACCCCCTTTGGAATTGGGTGTTATTCAGTTACAGGCTCAAATGATGTGCACAGGAGCTAAATGGGGTGCTTTATGTGTGATGTTTCGAGGCAATTGTTTAAGAGTATTTTTATTTAAACCTCACATTGAGTTTCAAGACTTGATAGAACAATCAGCACTCGATTGGGATCGTCGAATTAGTAAATATAAATTGACAGGTGAAAAAGAA